GCATCGGTCAGCCCCACGTCGCCGCCACCGTTGATGACGGCCTGCAACGTCGCCGCCGCCGCCGACGCCGAAGCCTGCGCCGCCGCCACCGCCGCCGCCAAAGAGAGCGGCAAGGGAACAGGCGCGCCCGACGCTTCGCCGTCGACGCTCACCGTGTCACCCGTCCCGGCGATGGTGAGCGACGTGCTATCCGCGTCCGTGCGCGTCAGTCCTGACGTCCAGAGCAGGCGACCGGAAAACAGCACGACAGCGGCCCCGCTCGCGAATTCGAGCCGGCAATCGTAATAAAGCGGCTTCGACATGCGCCCCATGTCCGCGAGCGGCGCCAGGACCACGCAAAGATTTGTCCCGGCGTCGAATGCGATCCCGCCGCCTCCGGGCGAAGCATTCGAGGACCACTCATAGACCAGTGGCGACGACGCCAGGGGCGAGAGCCGCGCCTGCATCCGGATCGTCGCCGTGGCTATATTATAGACCGCCGCCCATTGCGACAGGTCGCGCGTCCAGCGAAAGGTTGAATTGTTGGAGGCGCGGAGGTTGTATGTTGTCGTCATGGCGCCCAGCCCTTCCACACTTGGTTCTCGAACAGGACCGGCGCTTTCCCCAGCACGGAACTGCTCGCGACAATCGGCCCCGCCGTATTCATCGCGTCGCGCTGAAAAGCGTAAGTCCCTGGCACGTTATAGGCGGTCGGGCCGCCGTTGCTATCCCAGGCGATCAGGCCCTGATAGCCGCCGGGGCGCGTGATCGTCGCCGTCCATTGCGAGCCGATGTCGGCGGTCGCGCCGGAGAGGCAGAACGTCGCGTCGAAGGAATTGCCAACCGAATAGGAGACGCCAAACTTCGGCTGAACATAGGTCGTGCTGGTGACCGCGATGTTCTGCTTCCAGTTCCAATAAACCGGCGTCGCGATCGGAACGACAGGCGCCGTGGTCGCGCCCATCGTCGGCGTGCCGGACGGCTGCTCGGTGAAGGCCATCTGCGCGCCGAGATTGGTCATGGATCCCGCGACGAGGCTGACCGTGACGCCGACATTCATTTGCTGGCCAAAACCCGCCGTCACAATGCCGCTGCCTGGCTCGAATCCAATCGACGTGGAGCCGGACGCGCCGCTCTGGACCGTCGTCGGGGTGTAAAGGCGGATCGAGACGCCCAGCGTCGCGCCATTCGTGCAGGCGCCGACAACCTGCGTCACGACGCCGAAACCGCCATCCGTCGTGTTCGATGTCCAGTTCGTCGGCAGCGCGCCGGTCACGGTTCCGCCGGCGATGACGCCAGCCGAAGCCCCGGTCCCGTTGGGGTTGCGCACCATGTTTGTTGTGGCCGTGCGCGTCGGGCATTGTGTGATCTTCGCGCCGGCGAGCCATGATTGCATGGCCTTGTAACCCATGCCGCGCCCGTTGAGCGCCGTCGGGTTGGCGGAGCCAAGCCAGTAATCGAGCGAGGTGTTGCCGCCGGCCGGCCGGTCCCACGCATAGGGCATGTTGACCGTGGCGAAGCAGGCCATGAACAGCGGATCGAGCGCGCCCATCGCGACAGGATCGCTGGTCGAGTTCGAATAGCCGCCCTCGGTGACATAGATCGGCTGTCCGGCGCGGCCATATTGCGCCAGCAGGGCTTGGTAAAACCGTGTCGTGTTGTCCCACTGCTCAAGATTGTCCTTGATCGCGACATTGAGCGGATAGTTGTGCCAGGCGAAGCCATCGACGCATTGGCCGCCGCCAGCCGCGAAATATTTGGCGTGATAGGTCAACCCGTTGCCATAATAGGTGCTGGGCGACAGCACCTTCGTTTTCGGCGAGAGCGCGTGCGCGACGGCGCACAAGCTGTTCTCCATCGTGAGCAGATCGGCCATCGAGCCGGCATAGCCGGTGACAGAGGTGGTGTCGGAAACCTCATTCCACACCTCGACGGCGTCGATCTTGTTGGCGTAGCGCGTCAGATAGGCCGTGACCCAATTGGTGTAATCGGTCAGGTCGGTCGGCGGATATTGCGTCGTCTGACTGCCGTTCGCCCAGGTCGGCGCGAAGCCGAGCACATATTCGATGGCGTAATTATTGGCCTGCGCGAAGGTCAAATAAGTGTCCATCGCGCCCCAGCCATAGCAGGGGTCGGCCGGGTTCGTCGGGGCGGCCGGCCGGCAGGATGCGATATTGCTCCAGTTGCCGCCGAGGTGCTTGGTTTCGGAAATGTAGACCGGCCGGGGATCGCTCTGCGAGGCGAGATTGAAGCCGAAGAAGCTCAGCGGGACTGTGATGTTGTCCGCGCTGGCCGCGCCACACAGCAGCGCCCAGAAGGCGAGGACGAAACAGAGGATCGGCATATCGGCCTCAGTTCGTGCAATAAAACGAGACGTAATTGATCGTGTCGCCAGAGCCGGCCGTCACCACGCCAATGCGGGCATAGGGCCAGCTTGTCGTCGTGGAGCTCTGCGCGGTGCTGTTATTGCCAGGGTTCACGGTCGATCCGGCGTTGGTCCAGTTCGTCCCGTCCGGGCTGTACTGGATCTGGAACGTCGCTGCGGTCGTGGTCACGGCGCCATTGAAGGCGAAGAACTGGTTGTTGCGGCAACCGCCGACGCTCCAGGTCGGCGAGGCCGAGCCGAGCGTGTTGGGGTCAATCGTGCGATTGAAGAACTGCCGGATCAGAGGCGCCGAGGCTGTGCCGCGCGTCGAGATGATCGAAAGCGTGAAAGAGGGCGAGGTTCCGCCCACGGTCCATTTCCAGCGCCGGGTTCCGGTCAGCAGCATGTTCGGGACGGTCACCTGCCCCGTCGCGGTGATGCGCTGAAGCTGGAAGATGTCGCTCCATGTCGCGCCGGCGTCCTGGCTCTCCTGCAAGGTCAGGTCGAGCGTCGGCGACGTGCCCGAGGCCGCCGTGACATTGACCGCCGCGCCGAGCGAATTGCCGCCGTCCAGCGCCAGGGTCGAACCGTTGCCGGTCGCTGTGATCGCCTGCGACGCCAGATCGGTCACGACAACGCTCTGCGCCTTCATCTGGATCGGCGGCGTCAGCGCGGCGGCGGCGATCGCGTTGGCGACCGTGCTATCTTGCACCGCAAGCGGATTGGCGGCGCCGAACTTATTGCCGGCGCCGTCCTCGATGACAAAGCCATTCGTGCAGACCCCGCCGACGCACCATTGCCCGGCCTGAAGGGGCGCACTGAAGGCGAGCGCCAGCGCGCCCGCAAGAATGAGCCTTGCAAGATTCATGGGTTTTGTCCTCACGATGTCGAAACGGGCAGGAGAAGGATTTTCAGCGACAGGCGCACCGATCCGCCGGTGAACGAGCCGCTGGTCGCCGTGACGATCAGATTGGTCGCGGAATAGCAGCCATAGGGGCCGACGATTCCGAAATTGGTCGAGCCCGACGCGACATTGAGCGCGCCGCCGAATTGGGTTGGGGTTCCCGAGACGCCGACGCCGAAGGACGGCGCGCCCGTCACGGACGATAGAACGCGCGTCCCGACGCCAAGCACGATGCAATTCGTGGGGATCGGCGTCGCGGCCGTGGTCGAGGCGCCCGAAAGCGTTACGGTCTGCTCGATGACCTGGAACTGGATCGCCGCGCCATTGGCGCCCTGCGCGACCTGTTGCAGCGCGCTCGCGCCGAGCGCCTGGTCGATGACGGTCCATTTGCCGGAGCCGTTGCTTTCAAGCGCCAGATAGCCGTAAGCCGTGGCGATCGAAGCCAAAGTCGCGCCGTCTATCGTGTCCGACCCGCTGCGCGCGATCGTCAGCGCATTGGTCGCCGAGCAATTGCCGCTTTCGTCGAAGATCGTCAGCGCCGTCCCGGTCGGATAGGCCGAGGCCGGCGGGAGCGTGACGGCGCGCGCCGCCGTCAGCGCCGTATAGGCGACGCTTCGGTCGGTCGCGAGGACCGTATAGGCGGCGTCGGAAACGGCCGTGCGGCCGTTCGTGATGACTTCGGAAAGCCTCGCCGCAGCAAAGCCCCCGGCGGTCGCGCCGTCGTGTACCGTGACGCGATTATTCGTCGTGTCGACGATCAACTCGCCCTGGGCGCCCACATAGGCGGCGACCGTCGCCGCCACGTCGCGGCGCCGTTTGACTTGAACGGACATGCGTTGATTCCTGTTAGGAGGTCAGATTGCCGAGGTCGATGATCGAGACGACCGGCGCCGCCACGGTCCCGAAATCGTCGTTTTCAGAAACGGCCTGGCTTGCGAGGCCGTAATCCATCGCGGTCCCGACCGCTAAAGTCGTGGCGACGGGGCCGAGAACGCCTGTCCCCTGAATCCGGTAAGGATAGGCTGTACAGGTCGAAATATCCTGCGTCGCGCCGCCGAAGATGTTGACGCTCTGGAATTTCAGATAAATCGTCTGGCCGATGTTGGCGTTCGGGACGTCAGATTTCAGGATCGCGGAATCAAGCAGGCAGAAGCCCGCGCCAATCGCATGGAAGCCGGGCGTCGAGCCGTTCAATCCGCGGTAAAGGCCGGTCAAATTATATTTGCTCGTCGCCGTGAGCGTCGCTGTCGTGTAGGCGAGATATTCGCCATCGACATAGCAGAGCGTGACGCCGGCCGCCGCGCTGGCGCTGTTCGTCGATTGCAGCGTTCCACCGCTTTCCGTCAGATCGGCCGCGAGCGTGTCGGTCGAATCCGGGTTCGATCCACCATAGGCCGCGAGCGAGGCCGAGAGGACGCCCTGGCGCGCCGGAACGGCGATTGACGACACCTCCGCATAGCTCGTCCCGTCAAGCGAGGCCCAGACGATGCAGCCCCCCCAATTCGGGTCTGCGCTTTGCGCGCTGGCGCCGATCCACAACTGCGTGACGCCGCCCGAAAGAGAGGGAGGCGGCTCGATAATGAGCGGCGTGTTGACCGAATTTGGCGTCACATCCGCGGCCGGGACGCCATTGCTTTTGGCCTGGACCGGATAGGCGACGGCGGTCGCCACGCCCTGCGGGAATTCCTCGGCCGTGACCGAGAGCGCCCCATCATCGGCTTCCTCAATGTCCGTGATCCGGACGACGGTCGCGTTCAGCCCGAGCAGCGGATCGGTCAGGCTGACCAAATCCATCGGATCGAGCAGGCAGAATTCAGCCGAAAGCCGGAACTCGTATGTGTTCCGGATATAAAGCCCGCGCTGCAAGATCAATTGCGCGACTCTTTGCCCGACCGCGATGTCGCAAATTTCATGCGCCGTGACGGTCGAGGCGGCGCGCAAGCCGAAGCGGTCGATCGCCGACTGGTCGAAAGCGGTGATCGGCCCGGTGTTGTAGGAATCGCTCCGGGCCTGGATTTCGACGCTCTGCTGGTTATAGCCGGCGTAGGGGTCCGACCGCGCGATCTTGATCGGGTCTTCGCCTTCCGAGTGGAGGAAATCCTCATCCGTCAGGGCATAGCGAACCGTCAGGTCCGGCGTCCAGGTCTTGCCGCTCGCCGTGATCGCGCTGTCGCCGAGGGGAAGGAATTTGAGCACGCCGCCCGACCAGACCACCGTCGAATTGGTGAGCTGTAGCCAACGCGAGAGGATCGACGAAGCCGATTCCTTCGTGTTCAGGACCGGGCTGAACGCAATCCCCGCCGTCCAGCAATAGGTCTGGTAGGACGAGTCCGCGGCGTTGGCAAAGAGCGAGGTCGCGTCGATCGAAGCGGCGGGGAAGCCGACGCCATATTGCGAATTGGTCAGGAAATCATAGATCACCTGGGCCGGGTCGCAATCGAGCGCGTTGACGCCCGAGCCGGATAGAAAGCCGCAGACCTCGAAATTATTGTCGCCGACGCTCGCCGACGCCCCAAGGTCGTAAAACGGATTGCAGACATAGGCGACGCCTGGATAGCCCAAGGCTTCCGAGGGATAGTAGGCGGAGGCCCACGCCCACGGCGCTTGCGGCGTCGTTCCGGTGAACTGGCTCAAGCCGAGCGCCGCCAGATTTGTCGGCGTCGTCGATGACGTCCAGATGTTCCCGATTTCAAGAATCGGGCCTTCGCATAGCGCCATGATGATCGCGCAGCGATAATCATAGCCCGTCGCCTGTTTGCTGCTTCCGCCGCCACCTTTGCCGCCGCCCTTGCCGCCGGAATATTGCGGCAGGGCGAGGAAATGATTGTACCAGATGACATTCGGCGACAGGATATTGCGGCCCCAGGCGATCGGGACGGGGATGGCGCTCGAAGTCGACTGGATTTGCAGGCCGGAATATTTGGTGATCTGGGTCGCCGTGGCGTTGCCCGAGCGCAGAATGCCCATCAGCCCGACACCTTTTTCGCCCAGATCGAGAAGAAACGCAGCCGGCGCTTGGGATCGGTCAGAAGCGGGTTTTGCGTCAGCCCTTCCTCGATGACAGCGCGAGCGTCATGCGAGGCGTGGACAATGCGAACCGGATCGGCCTCGACCACGATTCCGCCATGCGAATAGGTCCTGCCATAGCGGAACAGAGCAATGTCGCCGACGCCTGGCGCATCGACTGGCGCGCAGCGTTCCTCGAAGAAGGCCAGATATTTTTCTTCGTCCCGGTGAAGCATCCAGTCAGGCGCATATGGGCGCGGATCGAACGGCTCGACCATGCCGGAGTCGACAAAAACCCGGACAATCAACATGCCGCAATCGACGCCCGAGCCCAAAACGTCGGCGCAGTTGTGATAGGGCGTGGCGATCCATTTGCGCGCCTCGGCGACGACACGATTTCTCTCGTCGGACTGGCTCTGTGCGCCCTCGGTTTGAACGATAGCCATTATTTCCCCCTTCCGCTCGTGGTGGTGGACGAAAGCGGGCCGGTCATGATCTGCGGCGGCGGGACATAGGGAAATCCCTTGAAATTATTCAGATTGTTGAACTTGCTGCTGCAAGTTCCCTTGGTATGGTCGCAGCCCTGCGCCACCGTAAAGGCGTCGCCGATGCTTGGCGCGGTCGACAGCGGATAGGCGAGCAGCAGCCAGCCGGAGCCGGCCGCCTTGATCGTCGCTTCGACGCCCGTGTTGGCGCCGGACGTGAACGTGATCGTCCCTTGCTGATAGGCGGAGGTCGCCGAGCCCCAGGCGATCTGCGTCCGGTCGGAACCCGCCGCGACGGCGCCCGACGCCGAATAGGTTCCGCGCGCCAGGCCGCAGCCCGAGCCGTAAAGGACATGGACGCAATTCGACTGGTAGCAGTTGCGCGGCATGTCGATGTCGAGCAGCGTCAAATCCGACGCCACCGTGACTTTGGCGGTGGTGCGCCCGATTTCGTCGATCTGCCCGACGCGGCCCTTGAACAGCACGACCGTTCCGATCGGGATGAGGTTCCCGCCAGAGGTCGTCCAGGACGAGAAGAACGCCCGCTCGCGCTGAATAAAGGCGCCGTCGAGAAGTCCTTGCTGCAAAGCTTGAAGGAACGGGACGCCGCCAATCGTGTCCGTCGCGCGCGCGGCGATAACGATTTGCTGCTTGTCGACATTGGGACCGCATGAGGCCTTGTATTTAAGGCCGGCGATCAGGACGGAATTCGCCAGATAGGTCCGCCCGTTCCAGAAGGCGGGCGTATCGACGCCGCAATAGGTCAGGATCGTCCCGCTCGCCAGCGTGATCGTGAACAGATCCGCCATGTAAAGCGGCGCGTCGCCATTCGCGGTGCGCAGGCCGTTGAGATAGGTCAGGAGCGCGCCCGTTGTGGTTTTCATCGAACCTGCCTGAATTTGACGCTCTTGTTGCTCCAAAGCCCGGACATGAAATTCTCGAAATCCATCTGATCGTCGAGGAACCGGCACTGGAAGGCATAGGAGACATTCGCGACGATCGCCGCGCCATTGGCCGGCGCAGTCGTGAAGGTGATCGTGTTGGGCGCGCTCAGGGTCCACGCCCCTGTCGAGACGCCGGCGACCGTGACCCCCGAAACCGCGACCGCATAGCTGACCGGCTCGGCAAAGCCGCCGATCGAGCGAACAAGCGTGAAGCTGGTCGTCGCGCCGTCGCCGGTCGCAATGGCCTGGCCGCTGACCACATTGTCGGTCGGATCGACATAGAGGAAGGCGTTCAACTGGCCGCCGAGGCTAAGGAAGAACCCCATTAATGTTTGCAGCGATTGGGATTGCAGGCCGGGAAACACGCCCGAGGAATCGAGCCCGTCAAAGGTCAGCTCGAATTCATAAAGCGCATGGGCGAAAAGACCGGCGCGGACCTCCCGGCCCGAGGAATGCGACGAAACCCGGGTCGAGAAGGTCGGCTTTTTGTGGACGCTCCACCCCTGTCCGGGCAGGGTCGGGAAGGTAGGGAGCGTCATCCTCGCACAGTCTCCAATTTCAGCGTTTTGGCAGCCCAGAAGCTCGCGACGAATTGCTCGAAGTCGAGATCGTCATCTACAAAGCGCGCGACATGAGCGGCGGAAAAATCGATCGTCAGCGCGACGCCAGCAGCGGGCGCCGTGGTGAAGGTGATCGTCGCCGGCAGAATGGAAACCGAATAGAGCGATCCGGAAACCGCAACGCCATTGGCGTAAACAGTCGGCGGCCCGCTAAGCGCCTGGACGCGCTCGCTGTAGCCGCCAATCGCGCGCGAGACGACAAAGGCCCTGGTCGAGCCGTCGCCAGTCCCGAGCGCCACGCCGAAAGCGACGCCAAGACCGCCAGGCGGCGCGAACAGGAAGGGCGTCGCCTGCCCCGCCTGCGCCAGCATGAAGGCGATCACAGTCTGCAATTCGGCATTGACCGCGTCCGAACGCAGGAAGTTGAAGGTCAGGTCAATGTCCCAAAGCGGCGAAGCCATCACGCCGGCCCGCGTCTCGCGCCCCGAAACCTTCGCCATCGACCTCGTCGAGAACCGCGGCGAATAATGCACGCTCCAACCCTCCCCGGTCAGCGCCGGGAAAATGGCGTAGGAGCCCGCGCCGGGCGGCGGGTCAGCCGCCGGAGCCTGAACATAAGGCCCCTTGCCGCCGATCCAGTTGCCGGCCGCCCAATTGCCGCCGTCACCCCATGCGCTGGTATTGAGCGGGAAGGTCGGGAATGGGCGCGCGTCCCAATTCCAGGCGCAGCAAAATGGCGTCAGGATCATCGGAACGCCCGAGGCCGAAGTCTCGTTCTTGCCGCCGGTCCAATAATCATAGATCGCCTGTAGTCCGAGCGCGGCGAGAAGGTCGTCTCGGCGCGGCAGGAAGCTCGCGCCATCGGCGGAATCCCACACGGCCCAGAACGGCGTGTCGCTCTCGGTCGATTTCGCGTCGAAAAAGACGTTCGGCTGATTGGTGCATCGGTCGACCGTGGCGAAGCCATATTCGACGAAAATCATCGGCTTGGATTTCGCCGCCCATTGCGTCGGCTGGCCGTGCGGCGCCCATCCGAGTCCGTCGCTGGCGTCATAGATCGCCTGATGCGTATTCTTCCACCACCAACGGAATTGCTTGCGGCCGAGCAGCTGCTGGTTGGCGTAATAGGGGTTGCGCGCCTGACTGGCGCGGTCGCCTTCGGGCAGGCTGACATATTGCCCCGTCCCGAGCGGATCGAGCCCGCGCCCGAGATTGTTCGAATCGCCATAGTACCAATTGAAGCTCTCGCCGCCCTCAATATTGGCCTGCAAATAAGCCTCGCTGTGCAGCATGGGCGTCCCGGAAAGGCCAAGGCCGCTCATCGCGCCCGAAGACGGCGGCCAGGAGGTCGGCGCGGCGCTGGTCCAGTTGAGCGGGTCAAGGCCGCCATCGCCCGTCGTCCAGTCCGACAGCGGCAGATAATTGTCGAATGAGACGAGGTCGATATTCGCCGAGGCGAACAGCCAGTCGAGATGCGGCCATTGCCCGTTCGCGCCGGAATACTGGACGCCGTTCCATGACGACCAGTCGGCCGAATAGGAGATCAGGTTTTTCCACGTCGTCAGGTTCTTGCTCAGGCCCGCGCCGTCGAAGATGGAGCGCACATCGGCCGCAAGCTGGATCAGACCGGCGACAAAGGGATAATCCCAGACCGCAAAGCCGCCGCCGTCCGTCGTCCCCGCCTTGGTCCAGCCGGGACCACGGATCGCTTCGAGGCCACGCAATTCCGATCCGATCAGGAACAGATCGACGCCGCCCGCCACCACGCACAGATTGGCGTAATGCAGGATCATCCGGCGATAGCTGAAATCGGTCGGCGAACCGGAATAGGCCACCGTCAAATTGGTCGCGTCGCGCGTGAATTGCCCGGTCGAGGCTGACCCGAGAAAGGCGTTGACCGCCGCCGTCGCGGCGCTGCTTACGTCGCTTGAAACCCCGATCCGCCCGCGCCAGGGCTTGCCCGCGCAATCCATCAGGATGAAAGGATAGAAAACCACGCGAAGGCCGCGCGCCTTCAAATCCTGAATGCAGCGGACGACGCTTTGGTCCGAAGGCGTGCCGCCATAGGAAAAGCTGCCGCCCGTCTGCGAAATCGGGATCAGGCCCGTCGAGGCCTGCGTCAGTCCCGAGCATTGCCAGTTCGCCACGGTCCAGGCCGAGCCCGTCCAAGACGTAAACGCGCCCTTGATGTAGGTCGTGGATGGATAAATCTGGCACGAGGCCGCGTCGGTCGAATTGCCGAACCATGCGACGACGAGGGCGACCGTCTGGCATTCCGGGTGCGCCGCCTGCAACTGATCGATCGCATAGGAATAGTCGGTCTTCGTCCCGCCCGGCGCGTAAAAGCAATTGACCGGCGCCAATGTTTCGAGCGCGCCGGTCCCGAAGGTTCCCCCGGTCGGGTTCCAGCGCGCGCCCTGCGCCGGGAGAGCGTCATAGGCGAATTCGCCGGTCGCGGGGAGAAGGCAGACGCCAAAAACCTGTGCCAAATCTTACGCCCCCGCAAGCCGTCGAAGCCCCAGATGGTTGCCGTCCGCGACGGCCTGATTGATCGCCTTCATGATCTGGCGCGAATTGCCGCCGAGCCAGCTCTTGACCGAGCCCGCATCGAGCGCGCTGACGTTCAGATGAACGCTCGCGCCGGCGGCTGGCGTCGGCCCGCCCGAACTGCCGCCCTTGGTCGCGCCGGACAGCATGGAGCGGAACGCCCCCGCCTCTGCCGCCGGCATGACCAGTTCGTTGCGATGGACCATCGCCAGCTGATCTTGCGGGATCGACCAGGCGCCAATGTCGAAAGCCGCGACGGACATCACCGCGCCCTGCGCCGCCGCCGCAGGCCCCGCCGCAGCAGGCCCCATCACGGGCGCCAGAAAACCGAACACCCCCGCAAATGTCTCGGAGGCAGAAACCGTTATGCTTTTCAGTACGGAGCCCAGGATAGACGCCTGACCGGCCGCGGCTTCGCCAGCGACTATCCCGCTACGCGACGCGGCGCCAGCGGCGGCGGCGGCCGTCTTCTGGCCTTCGCCGGCTGCCGACAAAGCCGCGAGCGCCAGTTGCCGCTTGCCCCAATCCGCCACGACGCCGACGCCCATGCGGACGAACTGCGACACCACCGACTGGGCCAATGAAGACAGCGCCTGATTCAGCGTGCGCGTCCCCATAGCCATGCCCGTCAAGCCGGACGAAAAGGAGGACGCCATGGAGTCGATCACATGGTCCATCGGCGCGACCATTTGCCCGACTGACTGCAGCATGATCTTCTGGCTGTCGAGCGCATATCGCGCATCGAGCGCGAGCTTCCGGTTCTCAATTTGCTCCCGCTGCCGGATGCTCAGGTCGCCAAGCTGCCCCTCTTTTTGGAGCAGCGACCTTTCCGCCGCATATTCCTCGTTCAAGGCGGCCTGGGAGGCAGAAAGCCGTTCGCCCGCGCTCATGACCTTCAATTTGGTCAGTTCGTCATAGAGCGATTTCTTTTCCGCAAGCGCCGCGCGCTCAGCGAAAATCTGGCGATTGATCGCCCCGAGGCTCTCCCGGGCGCCATCCTCCTGAGCGGCGCTCGCCATCCGCGCGGCGTCGCCGATCCCGGACAAGGCGTTAGCCGCGCCGGCGCCGAAGGCGGCAAAACTCCGCGTCGATTTGTCAACGCCGATCCCCACCTGGCCGACATCGCCGGGCAGCGTCTGCAAGGCGGCCGAAACACGCGCGACGCCGTCGAGAAAGCCGGACGCATCTGCGCCGAAGGAAATTGAAACATTGGATTCTGCCATGCCATCCTCGCTTTTCACAGGACATTCGCGCTGTCAGATGCGCCCTGACGGAAACAGCCCCCGCAGCGCGGCGACCGCATCAGTGGCGCGACGCTCCGGCTTCCAGCAGCCCAGGCCAATCGCGAGCGCGGACAACAGAACTGGCGCCGGCGGACATTCCCGCCAATAGGCGTGGCGGGCGAAGATTTTGACGAAAGTCAGTTCCGCTTCGAGCGCGTCGGTCCAGGCCTCGCCGGACATTTGGCAATAATGGGCGACGATCCGGTCGAAATCCGGAGCGTCGCCTTTCATTCCCCCGGCGGCTGCGCCTCCATTGGCGCAAACAGGCCCGTCTGCCCGGCGATGACGGCAAGCGCCGCGACGAGATCCGTGAATCCCGCCTCGAGATCGAGAACATCGTCACGCGCCAATTCGGGATAGGCGCGGGTCAATCCGCAATGGACGACGTCGAGCATCAGCTCGACGTCGTCCTGCTCCAGCAGCGCCGCGCCCAGCGGATCGCCGGCGGAGATACGCGCCTGGATGGCGTTGAGGCGCGGCATCAGTTTCAACAGGCCCGGCACGACGACGCGCGCCTGCCGCAGGGCGAGGGGCGGCACGAAGAACTCCTGCCCGCCGAGAGCGACGACAGGCGAGCCAGCGCAATTGATTTTCGGATCCGGAACCATGTCAAACCGCCGTGTTGATTTCGCCGATCGAATTCGCCGCATTGGCGAGGGCTTCGAAATCGAGCTCGGGAACGACAAAATCCTGCGTCTTCGAGGCGATGCTCAGCTTGTTCGAAACGCAATTGAAAAGCCGCAAGGACCATTGCGCGCCGGCGATATTGGGATTGGTCTGATAGAAATCGATCTGGAAGGTCGGCGCAGTCCCCATCGTCTTGTTGACGATCAGCGCGCGCGATCCGCCGCTGGTCTGCGTATAGGAATAGGAGACCAGAACAGCCTTGCCGGCGTCGCCTGAGCTGAAGGTATAGACGCCAGCCGAGACGCTATATTGGCCAACGGCGGGAGCAGAGGAAACCCTGGTCAGCGCCAGGCCGCTCGCCGCATAGACCACGCCGAGGTCGCCGTCGAAATTGGCGGCGTTGGCCGTGGCGTAAGTATAGGGCGAGGAGGAAGGAACAGCGCCAGCCTCATTATAGGCCCACAGTTTCTGCCCGGCATTCAGCGTCTGGCCAAAGAAGCAGGCGTTGAACAAAGGCCCGTCGATATTGGCGAATTTCGCCTTGCCGGTGATCTTGCCTTCGCCCCGCGCCAGAGCGATGGGAAACTGATATTGCCCGAACAATTGCTTTGACGAAAAACTGATGTCCAGTGTGACATCCTGCACGGCGCCAAATTGAACGGGCGTCGCATTGGCCCCCGAGGGCGTCGCGATCAGAACGCCAGAGCCGAAAGCGACGGAAGTTGTGTTGGACATGGATCATTGCTCCTGCAGAAGAGCGGCGAGTCTCGCTTTCAAGACATCGACCGCGGCGCGCACATGGTTGAAAATGTCGGTGGCGCGCGAGACCGGCGAATGGTGCATGGTCTCGACAAACCAGGATTCGATTGCCGCCTCGATTTCACGGGCGGCCACTTCGGATTGCTCCGGAGGAATTTGAATAGAACTTTGCATCACGAATTCCCTGGAAGTGAACGCGGCGTCATGGCGCGAGGATGCGGATCGGAACAAGCGCAAGGCCCTGTCCATCGAGGTCGCCGGGATCCTTGATGATCCGTCCCTCGATCCGGCAGTGATGAACCAGGCCGCCAAGAGTCTGGCGACCGATCGCGGGATCAGGCGCCAGCGCCGCGCAAAGCGCGTCGAGCGCAATGTTCAGATCGCGCGCCGGTACAACGCATGGGTCGTTCGCCCCGGCGACATAGACGAAGAGATCGACGTTCAGGACTGTTTTGCCGGGCGCATTTTCACTGGCATAGGCGATGCTTTCGCCGTGCTCCGTGACGAACAAGGCCGGCTGATCCGCCGCCGCGACATCGCTCCATAACTTCACGCGCCGCGACAAAATCGCCCAACTTTCGTGGCCATTGATCGGCGTCGAAAATTGCGCTCCGGCCAGACGCGCGCAAAGCGCCGCCATGATCTCTTCGCGGGAGTTTTTCATCTGGGCTCTTTCAGCTGTTCGGCGGCGTTGGCGACGACTTCCCCGAGCGTCGCCGCGATTTCGCCACTCGCATCGTCCAGCGCCCGGCCGAGATAGGACCGCGCGGCGAATGTCGAACCCGGGTGCTGGATTCTGCGCGCGAAGACCTGTTTGCCATTCGCCAGAAACGCCAGCGCTCTCGCCTTGTCGGGCAGGATTTCGTGCGCCGCCGTCTTGCCGCCGAATTCGAGAATCGCGGCATAGGGGACGTCGCCATCGGAGAAGATTTTCGCATCGACCCGCGCGTCCTCCCCTTGGACATCGATCTGGATAGAATCCCGCAGCGCCCCACTGCGCGCGTTCAAGACGGAGCCGCTCAGATTGACGCCGACGACCTGCGCATAGAGCGCCGACGCCAGGGCTTGGACTTTCTCCTTCAAAGCCACGCGCAATTGATCGGGCAAAGCGTCCAGCCGCGCAGAAAATTCGGCGGCGCCGTCGAGGCTAATCTGCAACATGGCTCAACTCGGGATGACGCGGGTGTAGTTGCGCAAGGCGACGGCGACATAATCGGGCACGGCCGAGATGCGGAACGCGGTCGTCTCCTGGCCGCCAAGGCTTTTCGACGTCATCGCGATGCGCTCGCGATAACGGTAACGGTCGGCCGCCCATTCCAGCGCGCAACTGGCCAGATCGGCGGGGACGTAGCCGTAATTCAGCAAAAGAGTCTGGCCGGCATCGGCGGTCGAGAAAAAATAGCCGTCGCCGCCGTCAAACGCATATTGCCCCTGCGCCGGATTGGCCGCCACGCAGGCGAGCGGCTTACCGCTGGCGTAAGTGACGCCCGCATCGCAAGCGTATTCTCCGAAGGGCTGCGCGGCTTGTATCAGGAAGGATCCCGAGGCCGGCGCGACGAAGGCCTCGTTCGAGATCTGATATCCCGCGCGATAGGCGATTGTGATGTTTTGCCATCCACGTGAGAATGTCGCGCCGCGCAACAGAATTTTCTGCATCGCGCCCGGCGGTTCGATATCGCCCGACTCCAGCGCCCATCCGACGCCCAGAGGCGTTTGCGCCTGCGGAATGTTCTGGCCATCGATCGAGACCGAGGAGACTGAAATCACCGGCCAGTTTCGTAACTGGATCGACGCCCTGCCGTTGCCGTCGAAATGATCGGCGACATCGCGCGGCCAGACGAAGGGGCGGTTGATATAGGCGCAGATCGCGCGGCTGATCTGGCTAATCAGGCCGGCGAGCAGAATGTCGTCGCCACTCGATTGCACGCCGAGATGCGCCTTGAGCTGTGCCAGCGAAACGAGGTCGCCCTGCGCCATGGTCAGCTCGCCTTCCCGGCGCGCGAACGCCCGCGTGAGCTTTTTTCTCCGACGGACGCGCCGGGCAGATCAGACTCACATTCGACGCAACCATGAGCCCTCAATTCGTCGGCCAGTTCCTCCGATGCTTCGAAAACGCCGGCTTCGTTCGGCGCGATGGTTTCGCCCGCGCAGGACAACGCGGTCACGCCCTCGGGCGCCCGATATTTCATGTCGCGACTCCATTTCAGGAAAGAAATCGCGCCGCCTTATGCAAGGCGGCGCGCCAGGCGTCAGCCGTTGCCGATATTGGTGATGACCGACATGGACGGCGGGAAGAAGTGCTGCAGCACTTCATCGGCATAGACGCCATATTCATAGCGCCGGGCGCGCAGCGGCCATTCGATCTGGTAATAATCCTGCCGCGTGCGGACCTGGATGACATTGCCAACATTCGCCAGCGGATAAGGCAGCTTCCGCGTCAGGAACAGCATGGTCCCCGCCGGCATGTTCGGGTGGATCTTGATGTCGAGCGATTTTGCGCCTGCGAGCGAATATTTGTTCTTGTAGGTCGTGACCATCACGCCGCCGCCGATAGCGTCCTGCTTCGTGTCGAAGATGAATCGCTGCGCGCCAGAGGCCCCGCCCGCCAGGATTTTCTTCGAGATATTGTTCGCTTCCTGCGACGAGACCCAAACCTCATCAGGCGAGAGCCGGTAGAGATCCCAATTAGCCTTGAGCACGGCTTCAATCTCAACGATGCCGCCGGCGCCATCGCTCGTCAGCGGCGTGCCCGCGCCCGCGACGCCGGTCGGCTGCACATTCACCATCGCGCCCGAGCCGGGCAGCAACGCCTGAGTGAGCAGTCCGTCAAAGGCGAGCGAATTGGCTGACCAGTCGGCGGCCGGCAAGGAGGCGGCGGTCTGCGTTCCGGTCGCGGCGGCCGTGATCGCCACGCTATTGACGGTGGTGACGGCGCCCAGAACCTCCGAACCCGCGGCGCCCCAATACCAGGCGTAGCCGAAAACGCCGGTCTTGGCCGCGACCGTCGCGGTGACGCTGCCGCTGGGGCCGGTGACGGAAACCGTGGCGTTGGCGGATTTCTGCGCGGCGCCGCCGCCGAAGACGTCCGACGAGGAATCCGCATTGGCGCGGCTGATCGACGCCTGGACGCCCGTGGCGACCGAGGAATTCATCAGGCCGTCGAGGGTCAGGGCGACGCAGATCACGGACCAGGTCGCGGTCGCCAGCGCGCCGCCGGAAGCGGAGGCGGCGAGGGTTGGAGTTGCGGTCACGCCCAGGGACATCGACGTATTACCGCCGAGCAGCATCGCTTCTTCGCCGATCATCAGCGCCTCGAGGCCGGTCTGCGCGGCAAGCGCGCGAACGTCGTCGAAATTCTGGCCCGCGAACTGGGCCTCGAAATCGGCATTGGTTTCGATGCCGATCCCCTTGTAGGTTGCGACATAATCCTTCGTCGTGACAGCCGCCACGGCGCCGCGGTTGCCGCCCGAAACGCCGATGCGCAGGCCGGTCGAATTGATCGCCGTGACGGCGCGCCAGGCGGCCTGAACGCCGCCCCTGCCGGAGACGCGCGGGATCGAGTTGCGCAGCGGCGTCAGCACCGGAAACAGCAGTTTTGCGCCGGCTTCGAGATCGTAATAGGTCAGTCCCGAAGTCGGCGAGGACGCCTGCGAGAAGGTGGATTTTTCCAGGCTGGAGAAACGCGGATCGAATACGGGCGCGGCCTGCGCCTTTCGGATCGCCTGAGTCAGCTCAAGCGCGGTCTGTTGTGCGGTCATGGACATGCTTTCTCTGTTGGGAGTCGACAAAAGGATGCGGCTTAGCCGAAGCGTTTCGGCTGGGTCTGGGCCGCCTTGATCAGCACGAGGGAGGCCTGCTCGGGCGAGAGCCGCGCCAGTTCGGCAGCAAGGTCTTCGAGGCTCGCCTCCCCCGATTTGGAGACCGGCGCAAAGCCCGGCATCAGGACGGGCGCCGCTGGCGCGGCCTCCAGCGCGCTTACGCGCTCGGCAAGCTCCGCCAGACGCGGCGCGAGATCCGCCGCGACTTTACGGGCCGCTTCGCCTTGCGCGGCGAGCTTTTCAAGCCGGGCTTCAAGCGAACCTGATTTCTCGGCCGCGCGGGGCTGAAGCGCCGCGACGCATTGCGCCTTCAGCCGCGCCAGCAGGGACGAGAGGGGCGCATCATGAATCGGGTCGGCGTTGAGGTCGTGTTCCAGCGCATCAAAAAAATCGGCAATCGTCTCGGCCGCATCGCAATCGCTCGTCACGTTGCCGGCAAGCCAGTCGCGCAGGGCGGAGGCCACCTCGTCCGGCGCGGCCTGCGCCTTGGCGAGAGGCTCAATGAACGCGCGCCTCTCGCTCACGCCGTCCGCCTTGACCAGCTCGAAGCCGGCTTCCGGCAAACAGGGCAGATCGACCAGCGAAATTTCGGTCGGACTAGCGGTATAGCGCGTGAATTCGGGCTGATCCGGATCGGGCCAGCGCTTCACATAGGCGCCGCCCTGGCTGAAGCCGGTATAGACTCCCTCCTCGATCTTGCGCCATTCGTCGTCGTCGATGATCTTGGCTGCGATCTCGATGCGCTTGGCGTCATCGTTGAAGGCGATCGAGGAAATCTTCCCCGCCGCGATCTTGCCATGCATGGCGCGCAAATTGCCGAGGCTCTTGCCTCCGGAGGCCTTGGCGCAATCCGCCGACCATCGCTCGTAAAAAGGCTTGGTGCTGGCGTAATCGCAGATCTCGCCGGATTTGTCCGGCAATTCGGCTGTGGCGTAGCCATAGATCAGGCGACTGGCGGCATCCGCCTTGCGCAGGGGTATGAACATTTGCAACGGGTCCGGCACGCTTGGCGCTCCTCGCTGGGTTGAGCCGGCCGCGCTCGCCGCGGGGCTGGCCATGGGGTCGAAAATTTTGCTAAAGGGATGCGCGCCATCCAATGGCGCGGAGAAAAGGCGCGAAACCATGGAATTCTGGAGCGCAAAGGCGCAGAGCCTGAGCCCCTACACGCCCGGCGAGCAGCCGCGCATCGAGGGTCTGGTCAAGCTCAACACCAATGAATGTCCGCTACCGCCATCGCCGCGCGCGATCCACGCGATGCGCGACGCTGCGACCGACGCCCTGCGCCTTTATCCCGATCCGGAATCGCTCGCTTTACGCGAAACCCTCGCGCGCTATCACGGTCTTCGCGCTGAAAATATCTTCGTCGGCAATGGCTCCGACGAGGTGCTGGCCCATGTTTTCGTCGCGTTGCTCAAGCATGAGAAGCCCCTGCTTTTTCCAGACGTGACCTATAGTTTCTATCCCGTCTGGGCCCAGCTCTATGACATCGCTTTCCAGACTGTCGCGCTGGACGACTCCATGTGCCTGCGCGTGGATGACTACCGCCGCAACGCCGCCGGCGCGATCGTCTTCGCCAATCCCAACGCGCCGACGGGCGTCGCTCTTTCATGCGACGAGGTGGCGCGAATGCTGGAGCAGCACGCCGACATACCGGTCGTCGTGGACGAGGCCTATGTCGATTTCGGCGGCGAGAGCGCGATTCCGCTGATCGCGGCGCATCCCAATCTTCTGGTCGTGCGCACCTTCTCGAAATCGCGCGCGCTCGCCGGCCTGCGCGTCGGCTATGCGCTCGGCCAGCCTTCGCTGATCGACGCGCTGACCCGGGTAAAGAACTGCTTCAATTCCTACCCGCTCGGCCAGATCGCGCAGGCCGGCGCCATCGCCTCGGTCGAGGACGATTCCTATTTCCGTTCAAGTGTCAAAACCATCATCGCCGAGCGCGAAAACATGACCGCGCAGTTACGCGAACTCGGCTTCGACATTCTGCCGTCGAGCGCGAATTTCATCTTCGCCCGACACAAAACCGCGAAGGGCGGCGAACTCGCCCGCGCCCTGCGCGACCGCGCCGTGCTGGTGCGTCATTTCAACGCGCCGCGCATCGAGGATTATCTGCGCATTACGATCGGAACAGCGGAGCAGACGGACAAGCTTGTCGCAGCGCTAGAGGCGTTCTAGGCTGACGGCGCCATCTTCCCGCCGCAGAAAGGCATGGCGCCCGGCCCCATCGTAACCGTTAGCACATCGGCGCTTCGGTCATTGCACCGATCATCGCCCATAATCGTGGCTGCGCGGCGGCGGGTCATCGACTTGTTTTCAGCTCGTCCGGCGTGGGATCAGGATAATGCTCATAGACTGGACGAAGGATGCTGAAATATATTTCGCCCAGAAGAGAACCTATCAGCTTTTTATATTCAGCCGTCTCTTCGGCATTGGCGCCCTGAAGCAACTCCATCAGAATTCAGTTGAGATTGTCAGAAGCTTGAAGCGCGAGCTCGGATATTGCTTTTGCACGGTCAAGTTCCATTTCAATTTCCACCTATTGCTGTTTGGTGCTCTGTTTTGCTGGGTATTTCAGAGAAATATTTGCGCCATCCGGGTCATCATCCCGGCGAGGACAGGTTTGCGAAACTGCTCAGCTGTATTAAATTAGAGAAGTCGAACGAGGGGTGGCGGATTTGGGTTAGTGTCGATCAATTTCTGCTTGGCCTCCGCGAGGGCAAAATTCGGGATTTTGATGGCGTATTTCAGTCCATCCCGCTCGCACACTGCAACCGAAGGCACCTGATCCGCGCGAAACGCGCCAATATTAATTCCAGGTCCATAATCGGTCGTCGAGCCGTCCTTAGGATCGAAACCTGACATGGACTTGTGCCATGAGAACGCAACAATCCAGGTCTCCGAATGGCTGCCTGGCAGGGCCTGAGCAAACGCACGCGCGCGTTCAAACGCCGCTTGCGTCACCTGGACGGCGCCAGCCTTCTGAAAATAGTTAAGTTCCTTAGTCATTTCCGCTCCCAGAATGCGATTTAACGATTCTCAAAACGTCAATTCTAGCCCCTCGGGTCGAGAATGAATCCGTCAAAGTCACCGACGCCTTGAATTCTATAGATATAGCCGTCGCGGCATTCATAGGACACGGAATAGCTCTTGTTCCCATACTGATCGGTGAAACGCGCGACTCCGGAAGCGACGCAAATGTTGATGACATCGCCAGCGAGCGTCGCAGTCCAACGCCCATGATCGTCACGAGGTTGATCTGCAATGAATTTTTTCAACATCGGATCTTCGTAAGAAAAACCGCCTACACTTTTCGCGGTGCCGTTTGAATCCGAACCGCCGCCCAGCCGCACAACACCCTGCCCGGTCGACACCGTCAGCACGTCCGCCATCGGATCGGCGGGCAGCCTCTCGCCCATGATTTCCGCCGCGCGGCGCCGGGTCATCATGCCGGCATTGACGTAAGCGACGAGATTCTCCCGCTGCACGGTCGGATCGATCGCTGTCTCGTGGCGCCAGGTGAATTCCAGACTGTCCACGCCCAACATGTTCTGGATGACATGATCGCAAAGCCGCTTGATCCAGGCGAGGATGGGGAACAGCCCCTCCTCGTCGGCAGTCTCCTTCTGCGTTTCGCTGGTCGCGCGATTCATCTGGCTGACGAAGGGCTGCGGCGAGATCGAAAAGGCAAAGCACACCACCCGCGCGATCCATTCGTCGAAGGCGTTTTTAAGCTCAGGCTCCTTGGTCTGGATGAAGGTTTTCGCCACCCCGCCGGGCACGAATTTCGCCCTTCGGCGTCGCGCCAGATCGCCGGTGAAATAGAGGTCCCAATAATCCTGGAAATTCTTGATCTGGTCCGGCGTCCAGGCGTCCGGCACGCCGATCAGGCTCTCCGGCACATTGCCCTCGCTGTAATAGCTCAGCTGGTGCAATTGCCGCTTCAGGCCGATATTGACCGTCGCCATCACCTGCTCGACCGGCGAGAAGCCATAGGCCCGATGCGACCGCACATTGCGTGGCCGGTAAACAATGTCGCGCTCGCCGTAATTGACGGCGGGCACGCCTTTCAGGATCTGCTGAAACGCGACCGGATAAACCAGCTTGCCGTTCTGGACGAAAGCCCGAGGGGTCCGGCCCCAGGCGTCGAGTACGGGCTTGATGGTGGCGCCGTCGAGCGGATGCAAGGCCAAAAGCCCGCCCGCGCGGTCGCGCTCGCACCAAAGCGCCGGCGCATCGATGACAAACAGATCTTCCAGAATCATCCGCATCCAGGCGCACCAGTCACGGACGCCGTCCGGACTCTGGAAGAACTTCTCGACGCGCGCGATCTGCCCCAGCTCGGCGCTCGCGCCCACCCTGGCGCGGATGCCCCAATTCATCCGTTCGATCTGATCCTTGCGCGTTTCGATCACCAGACGCAGCAGATCATAGGCGTCGGCGAGCATACGCAGATCGGAGAAGGAAAACGCCTCGTAATTGCGCGCTTGGACGTTGAGATTATAGCCCGAGGGGAAATCCCATTGCCGCCCCGCAACCTCCGCCGGCGCGCCCGGCGCCAGCGGATCGGACGGCCCGAACCAATCGGCCGCGCGCTCGAAGCCGCCGAAGCTGGCGGTCACTTCGACAGGCGAAAGGGTCCAGCGTGGCAGACCCGCGCCGCGTTCGGTCATGTCAAACTCCTGAGGATAAGAATTTACGCGGTCAATATTTTCGCAGGGATGCGAAACAAAAGCCGCTGCTCACGAGAGCTTTTTCGGATTCGGTTGCTATTCCCCGTTGCCGATATAGGGCGAGGGCAAAGCAAACCATAGCCCGCCAGGATCGCAGTCCGGCGATCCGGCAGCCAGCCATTCATTCATGACCGCATCAAGAATTTCCTCATTCGTCTCGCCATAGTGCGGCTGATAAATCCAATCGAACTCGGTACCGCCGCCGCCTACGACAGGCTTGGCGCCATGCGCCAGCAGTTCAGCCACGCATTGACGAACAAACTCCGCGAGGTCATCGCCCGACAAATCAAATTCGTATTGTCCAGCAGGAACAATTTGCCACATGCCTACTGCATCAACAGGCAGTTCGCCAGGAACCGACTCAATCCATTCCAGGACTGTCAGATCGTACCGACGACCTTTTGCATGCAGGTTTAAGCTCATCGCCGAGGCGCCTCGAATCCCGGCATTTCAGCGTGACGCGGACAGCGCAGCGTCAACAGACCAATCGCCACCATTGTGAAAACATTTTTCATTTTGCTATTCGCGGTACGAACCCTTCGTAAGCGGCGTTATGGTCAAACTCACGTCCACATTGTCCCGCCGCGCCTTTTCCACACAACGAAGCCAGTCACCCCATGCCGCTGGATCAGCAGTCTTTCCATCTGGCAATAGGCTCAGGTCTCCTAACAGCGAACCCAGCGCATCGGACTTCGTTCGCTGGTATAGCCCGTCCAGGAATTCGAACATTGCGAGATAGGCTTCTCGCAGACTGATGCGATCCGTTTCCATGATCATTTCGAACCCGATAGTCCAGTTGCTTGATTATAAGCGTTGGGATTTTCTATTCCCTGTTGCCGACATAGGGCGAGGGCAAAGCAAACCATAGCCCGCCCGGATCGCAGTCCGGCGATCCGGCAGCCAGCCAGCAGATTTCAATCTGGGATTATCACTTTTTATAACGTCAATTGTTGTTGCATGCCGGGCACTCAGCCGAACGCCAAATACAGTGCCATCTGCCCTTTGATACCAAACGCCTAATAGCCCGACGGCGTCGTCACCGGAATAGCGCTATCCATCAACTGCGACCGCAATTGCTCAAATTGCTCCGGCTGAGGGGCGTCTC